GTTTTTTCCAGGTGTTCCCTGAGGGTACGGTATCGCTCTTTCACTTCTTCTAGTACAGGTTCTCTCCGAATTGTGTACCATAAAACTATATTAACGATGATGAGTATCGGTAGTATCATCCCTACTATACGTAAATATAAATTTACTGTATAATTCGGATATCGGATTCCCTTTTAACCCTTCCCAATGTGTCATCATTAGACCCATATTTTCGAGGTGTGTTATGAGCATATCTTTATGCGCCACTGGTTCAGATTTAGGTCCATCCGCGTAATAAGGTGTATCACATAAATGTACGAACAATTTCTCACCAAAATCACCGTTACTCGTCCCTTTCATGCGGAAAAAATTACCCATCTCATCTTTGAACGGCGTTTTAAAAATAATTTTTTCCGAATCCGGGATGATTCCGATCAATCGACCCCCGGGTTTCACCCGTCTTTTGACTTCTCGAAGAGTTGACATGAATAAATCGCGACTTTCAAATATGTAGTGTAAAGCAAAATTATAACACACTACATCGTATTTGCGATTTGGACACGCTCGAATGTCTCCATGGTAAAAATTAACTCTCATCTTCATATTCTTAGCCCGTCTTTTAGCTTCTTCCAATGCCTCTGCACTTGGTTCACACATGTTGATATTGACTTTCATCTTAAACCATTTTTGAAGATCCCCACCGAATCCACATCCGACATCGAGTACACTTATTCCGGGTTCACAGACACTCTCGATGAGCATCCGTTTTTCGTTATTATGTAATCGACGCAACTCCTCCATACTTTATAAACTGATAAAAACTTTAATTGACTATCCGACTTAAGTTTACTGGCTTAAAGTTTTCATGCATTAAATATTCATAATGTCTCTTGAACAGGATTATACGACCGTCCCCGGTCAGCTTTTTGCGTGCCTTAGCATTGTTGGACCCGAGTGTCCCCAGAAAAATGATAAGTTTGGAATCAAGATTCGAGGCGCTTTCAGCACTCGCGAAGAGGCAGCTTCACATGCGAAGCGTCTTCAAAGGGAGGATTCAACCTTTGATATTTACGTGGTTGATATGTATAAGTGGCTCTTAATCCCACCCGACCCTGCAGCTATCGAAGATTCGCATTATACCAATGAAAAACTCGAAGAGCTTATGACGGGTTATAAGGAAAACCAGGCTTTAGCTGCTCAGATGTTCAACGAGCGTAAGCGTGATATGGTCGAGTCAGCCGTGTACGATAAGCCCGGCGACGAGAACTCTAGGTTTTACACCAAACCAGACGAACCCCCTATCAGCCACCCCGCGGATATTATCGAACGTCTCAAGAGCGAGACACCGGATGCTCCTATGGATGAGCTGGTGAAGAAAGCTGACGAGATGGTAAAGATTGAGATCGAGGAGCGTAAGAAGAAGCGCGAGGCTGAACTTTCTATTCCCGAAGAGCCTCAACCTGGTGAGATCACGGAGGCGAAGGATGATGGTGAAGAGGTTACATCTAAGGCGTAAAAAAATTAAAAATCAAAACCATATTGTGATCATATTATTAAAAAAAATATACCTTCTTAATAATACGATGGCAACAGACTATAAACAGCGCGTCGAAAAAGCTCTCATAGACCAGGCTGAAAATGATAAGAATGCAGGACCACGTGAGGTCGGATACGTTAGTTTTGGTCATCCCAAAAATTTTAGGATAACACGTATAAGTGCACTGGATGATGAAATGTCGTTGGCTTCTCAAGTAGTTACTGACGGTGTAATTAGACCAGCAATTACTAGAAGATCGGAAAAACTTTTAGAGGACGAAAGCACATCAGTAAAGGACTTCTTACCCGCTTCACCCGGGGCGAAGGATAACTGGTTGCATAGTCTTGCCCATGAAGAAGCCTAAAATAAAGGCTACAAATATAACTATGTATGCAACCTTATCCAGAGAATTCAGAAAATCTGGAACTCTCGGTGCATCTGACATGTGTTGAGGTGGATACATAAAAGGTGGCGGAGGGGGTTGCATGTAGAATTGTTGGTCTGACTGCTCTTGATTGGGTTCGTCCGCCTGTTTATCGTCGATAAGCTGCGGGCTGTACTCTATGGGATTTCCTAATTCCGTTTCCATATGATAATTAATATGTCTATTTTTTTAAGCCTGATATTCCTCATCAGATTCCTCATCATCATCGATGAATCCTTTTAGATTACCATTCTCATCGGCTTCACTATCCGAACCATCGTCCTCTGTATCAGTCTCAGTTTCACAAAGATCTTCGTCGTCGTTCGAGTTATAATCCGTATCGTATTCATCATCGGAATAGTCATCGTCGCATACATTTTCCGTTGGTTCCAACCGTTTAGGCTGTTTTGAAACCCGTCCAGATCGCGTTGAAACTGGCTTAGCTGGCGTCATGTATAATTAACATGCAAGTTTCTTTTAAATGACTTTATTACGCTAATGCAGATAGTATGTTATCCGTTATGATATATTCTCTATTCTTGCACGAACAGGCCTGTACGATCCTATTCTTTATGATTTTGAACTGCGTGGTCGTGGAATCGCATTTCGTACACTTTAAATCCGTGTAGACTATACGCTGAAATTTTGATTTTTTAGTCACACTCTTTACAGTAAGGGGTGTACTCGTCATATTTTTATTGATAAAAGTTTGCAACATGTTGACGCCTTTTACTGTATCCTCTTTCTTTACCTCGGGACAACTCTGACACATTAACTGCGGTGTATCGTATAATGATGCTTTGTATCCATCTTTATACAATTCTCTAAAAATTGTGTCTGGTAAACGGTGCTTCCGTCCATAAAAATCTTTACAAAATCCGAACCGTCTACCTCGCATGGTTTCACATGTACAAAAACATCTTTGTGCAATAGTGTGACCCTCGATTCTAAACCATACATGATTCGATGCATGTGATCTCTGCATATTTTCACAATATTTAGAGTTGGTAGATACGAGGTAATTATTCTTATCTTCATACACTTTCGTTATTTGTGCCATTTCCTGACCTTGTAAGTTTTTTTGTACGAACGCTTCAATATCTTGTATGATCTTTTCATCTGAGAAGACATTCTTCGTTTCGCGTAAGGTAAATCCACCTTCCACACGGGTCGAACCCTGTACAATAACGGGTGTCGTGATTTCTGTTCGAAGAGTTGCCATCTGCATAATTTCTAGACTCGGCTTTTGGTTATGAATATGAGAAAGTGAAGAATTTTCGTGTGAGTACATAAGCACGGGTCGATATTCACCTTCGATTATCTTACCTTTATCGCAAGACGCACATCCACGTCCTTCACATGCATCGTGTTTAGCCTTTTTATGAGACCATGGCATACGAAACCCACTTCCTTTTACATTACGTCTTCCAGCACCATACACAGCGGTATCTACTATATCGTCCCATGGTTTTCCGGGAAACAGTAAAGACAGTGACGATGCGATATGCGAATGAAGAGCCATAGCCGATCCGTGATCAACTACGAAATTGGGCCAGTTCATATGAATTCCATGTTTGATTTTATCGCGTGAAGGTTTGGGTTCAGCCACAGATATGAGTACATCTTTTCCCCCGTAATGCGTGACTCGGTCACAAATCGTTCGAACGTATTCTTCCAACCTTTCGAAAGATAATTGTTCGGTGTCCTTGTAATCTAGATCCACGAAAAAATTAAATGTATCCGTTTTCTGTTCGACGACGAATAACTTTTCACCTTCTGTTATACACTTTACATACATATTGTAAAAATCGTTCAACCTATCAAAAGGAACAGATAGACGACCACCGTCCATGAGCACATGTGATAGATTGGAGCCTTCTTTAAAGGTAAACCCTTGTTTTTGACACCAAGATCTAAACATACTTACTTGGTTATATACTTACTTTTTTAATACTCTTCTTCATGCCAGACGGAACTTCTCCAAGAAACATCCCTCAACTCTTCTTTTTCCATATTCAATTCTTTCTTTAAGACCATGAGTTCGTATACCGTTTTATCCTTAACTTCTTCGATATATTTATCAGCTCTACTTTCACTGTAAGCTTTTCTATCTATGAGTACTTCTTTTATTTGCTGAAGGATGTAGTTCTTCGACTTCATTATTTTATAGAGAAGGTTTTTCTATTAAGAGAAGTCACGCATGCATAAAACTCTGGATTTTCTAACACGTTTGTTATTATTCGCTCCCAGCGTCTACGTTGATTAAATTCTCCTAGAGTATCAAAACTCATAAAATCATTTTCATCGTATGTACGTTTCATGTGTATCTTTTTTGTATGCATTTTGTATTTCTCTTCATTAAAGCGGCGAACGAGTTCAAGTTGTTCCGCTTTAGGGTAGTCCACGAAGAATACGAATACCGTGTATTCTAGCTCTACATTGGGTTCTTCTTTAACGTTAAACGAATAACTCGTATACTCACCATTTTTTAGCGAAACGACCCCCCTCGTCTCTTCTTCTAATTCTCTTAGTGCACATCGTAAAGGGCAAAATATTTCCCGCCGCCTGCATCCACCCGTGACAAAAATCCACTCTTTAAATCTTTTATCTCTCACCGTTAGAAAACGGGGGGTTTCACCAGCAAACGTAACAGGAATCGCAATAGCTTTATGTTTTTTCATTGCACATTAGCCT